GGGGATTTCAGTGGCGGGCTGTTCGATTACAGGCTTGATGTCTTTCGAAGTCATGCGTCATCCGTTTCAGTCGGTGTCATACGGTTTGTAATGTCCGACAGTGTACCTACGGAATGTTTCGGGAACGATATGCCACATTTTTCCATAACCCACCGTGGAAAAGGGTTGAATCGCAGTGAATCGCGATGATGCCAAAACCGTTGGAGAATAAAGGAAAACCGCCATCTCTGGCGGTTTCCAAAAGTGCCTCCAGCGGGACTCGAACCCACAGAAGAAAAGCTTCAGACACTTGCCGTTTCAACGGTTCCATCAATGCCTTGCGTCGCTTTTGCCCACATTTTGCCCACATTCTGCGAAAAGAGCAAACCGCCCATTCTCTCCGACAAATCGTCCAGATCATCGTCGAACAGGTCGGCATACACGTCCAACGTCATCGCGGCCGACTTGTGCCCCAATTGCCTTTGCACGGTCTTGACATTAGCGCCGGACTGCACCATGAGCGAAGCGGCGGTATGCCGCAGATCGTGAATCGTCATGTGGCCACGCTCCACGCCCGCGCGGCGAAGCGCCACCGCGAACCACCCATCGTGCCGCGTCGGATTCCAGCCGTTACCCATCGGTTCGTCCAGAGGCTCGCCGGGAGCGGTGAAAAGAAAATCGGACGGCTCGCGCCCCTCGCATTGCTTGGCGAGCAGCGGACGCAACACCAGGGGGAACATCACCGAGCGTCCATCATGGGTCTTCGGGTCGGTCTCCACCATCCTGCTGGAAAGACGCGTGATGCTCCTATATATATGCAGTCGACAGCGTTGCAGATCGACATCCTCGACACGGAGCGCCACGAGCTCGCCCCACCTCATGCCGCACAGGCCCAAGGTCAGCACGATCGGCTCACGCCACCCGCACTGCATCGCCACACGAGACAATTCATCGGCCGACAGATAGACATGCTTCCGCACCTGCTTGCGCGGCAGCTCGATGCCGTCGCATGGATTGTCGTGGATGCACCGATCGGCCTTTGCCCTCTCCATGAGACTGCGCAGGAGGTTTTCAGCACGGATGGTCACCGACGCACTGCGTCGTCCTGCCAGATCGGTGACCCACCGCTGCACTTCGTCGCGCGTGATTGACTGCATCTCCCTCATGCCCCACTGCGGCTCCACATGCACTCGCCAAGCATCCTCCAATGACTTGACGTAGCTTGGTTTGGCCTTGGTCTTTTTTGCGGCCAGCCATGGCTCCCAGAAGTCTTCGACCAAGCGTCTTCCGGCTTGTGGGTCGATGTACGCTCCGACGCTTTTAGCTGTGGTCACGTTCGCTGCGCCCCAGGCATCGGCGTCCATTTTGCGTTTGAAGCCGCGTTTGCCGGTGTCCGTGCCGTCCGGCTTACGGTATCTGACTTCGTATCTTTTTCCGCTTTTCGTCTGGTATTGGCGGATCGTGTAGGCCATGCTTGCCCCTTCGTTTGCGTGGCATCAAGTCTATCAATCCGTTGATTTTTTTCTCTGTTTTTGCGTTTCGGCTTGCATTACTTTCATTGCTATGATATGATAGTTATATCAAGGAAAGGAGGTGAACATGGAACCCAAGGATTGGCTGCAGCTGATCACCAGCTGGGTATCGATTGCGGTGACCATCTGGCTCGGCCTGCGCGATGACCCTCCTCCGGAAGGAAGGCACCGCAAGCGCAAGTAAAAAGGTTCCGGCTATCCCAAGTAGCCGGAACCCTCATCCAATCCTACCAAAGGGAACCGTGAGCATCATGACAAAGCAAAGGAAACTGGCCGTCACATGCATGCTGTTCGCCGTCATATCGGCCACGAGCACATTCGGCGGCATGCACATCATGGCGGCAGGATTCGCCATCGCAGCCGGCATCGCCGGCCTCTTCGCCGGATGGAGCGGACGATGACAGTCGAATACATGAGCTTCACAGAGGTCGCCGACCAGCTCGGCGTCAAGACCGGCGCCCTCGCTACCTACAAGCTCCCAGAGCCCGACGCGATCATCGGCCGCACTCGCGGATGGCTCCCCGACACCATCGACCGATGGAACGCCAGTCGTCCCGGTCGCGGCGTCGGCGGAGGACGCCCACGCAAGAACAAGACCGAATAACAAGAAAAGCCCCTCCCCCAGCAATGCTGAGAGAGGGGCATGTGTAACATTTGACTGCAAAAACCGTCGAACGAGTCGTAAAAGGTCGGTTTCGCGAAAAAACCGCAAGAAAGCCCCTCCCCCAGCATCATGCTGAGAGAGGGGCAATGTTTAACCGAGTTTTCCGATGATCTGTTTTTCTTTATCGTTGAGAGGCCATACGGTCACATCCTCCGCGGCCTTCAGTTCCGCGGCCTTCAGTTCCGCGGCCTTCAGTTCCGCGGCCTTGGCTTCGCTCATCAGATAGCCGCCGCCGAAGATGGCCTTCTTCACGGCCTTCTGCGAAGCGAGCCTAGGCGTGAATGCCACGTCCGAAGCCTTGACACGAAAATCCACGCCAGCCTTGCCGACCTTATTCAGCCGTGTGACGGTCAACAATTCCGGCGGATACGCATACTTCGGCAGATGTTTCCTGCTTTCGCGCCTGACTCGTTTCACCGTATCGTTGACCAGCTTCGTCAGATCCGGTGCGGTGCGAATCAGGTCATCGCCGAAACTCGTCACGAAGCTGGTGTTGACGATAGCGCCGTTGGCGTATTCGATCGCGCAATCAGTGACCAGCATATGCGCGCCGTTGCGCGACGTGCTGCTGAAAATCGTGAGGTTCGGAGCGAACAGGAAGAACGGAATACCACGGTCACGATAGAACGTGCATATCTTCGACAGAATCGAGAACGGCGGATTATCCACCACCACCTTGCCGTCCGAATAGTCGAAACTCTCGTAGTCGCCGCCAGGATAGAAGGGCCGCACCACCTTGCTGGGGTCGATGCCATACTCACGGCATGCCCAGTCCTTTATCGCCTCATACACCGCGGGGGGGTGTAGCAGTCGTCCGTGGTCTTCTTCGGTTTGAATTTCTCCACGAACGCGCCGTAATCGTCAATCGTCTGCTGTCTGATGCCCATTTTGAAAGTCCTAAAAATAAAGCCCCTCCTCCATGATGGAGAAGGGGCAAATGTTAAAAAACGGGTGTAAAAAATTCCACGGACACTACAGTGCCGCAAATTTTTCCACACTTGAGTTTCCGGCGCGAGTTTGAGTCTCACGCCAGAAAATTAATCACGGCGCAGCGGATTGTAGGCCACTCCGAGACCGCTGGCGATGAAGCCGGCGACGGTCGAGATGTACCCGCCGATGGCCGCGTCACCAAAGGTCATGAAGCCAAGGCCGACGCACGAAGCGATCAGCCCGAGCACGTACACGACGGTGCGCACCTGCTTCGAAAATACTGGTGTGTACGCGTCCGGCGGCTGGTTGTCCTGACCATCCTCACGCTCGTTGGTCAGATTATTGACGGTGGTCTCCAAAGTTGTTGGAGCTGCGTGTTGAGCCATATTAAACCCCCCTTAGAATCGGTTTTGATTGAGTGCCGTCTGCAAGGCCCGAGCCGTGGCGGGGCCGAAGCTCGCATCCTGAGCCAAACCGTAATGCGCTTGGATGGCGCGAATGGTGGCCGGGCCAAGCAGACCATCAGTGCCACAGCCCAGGCAACGTTGCACGGCACGGATCAGATCACTGCCGCCTGTCCCGTAGCGCACCACGCTGGAGTCGATGGCCGGACGCGCGTAGGTCCTGCCGTCAGGCACCTGCTGGCCGCTGATGATGCCATCCACCGCGGTGCCCATGACCTGCTGCCAACGGCGTACCGTGGCCGGACCAACATTGCCGTCCACTGCGATGGCACCGGAATTTGCGGCTGGAGCGGAAGACTGGGCGCCCTGGTATCGCAGATAGCAATCCCACGGATAGCTGTAGTATGCGCGGATGTTGGTTTCGCGGCCAGTCTGATCGCCAGCCCTGCCATACGCGCTGCCGTGCTCCGAGATGCTTGCCTGTGCGAGCTTGCCGCCACCAAGATAGACGGCGACGTGGTGCACGTCGTTCAACAGGATGTCACCAGCCTGCGGATTGCCATTCGCGGGCAGGCGAGTCCAGCCGCGACGAGTCAGATTGCCGCTCAGATTGCCGGTGTAGGTGGCCGAACCGGTATCGAATCCAGCCTCCTTGAGACAGTGGATCACCAGACTGGAGCAATCACAATTACCCCCCGAGGGGTTGAAGTTCCAGCGGTCCGCCTGCGAATAGCCCATATTTGCCACGGCGCACCAGTAGCGCATGCGGTTGATCAAAGCGCTGACGCTTGCCATGCTGCTAGTCCTCCAATCCCTCTACGGCCTTGGCTGCATCCTCCTCGGACACGACCGGAATGCTCTCCGGCGGCAGACTGTCGCCCTGCGGTGTCATCTCTGGTGTCATGACGGTCTTGTCCATGACGTTCTCCTTCCCGCCCCGTTTTGGGGCATGAAAAAAGGCCATCCGATCACGAATGGCCTTATGGTTGAAAAATGCTCAGCGCTTGTGCGCCGAATGATTGAAGATAAGAATGAGCGCAAGCAGGATGAGATACGCGCCCAACGCGACTGGTCCGCTCATTGCCGGTCCTCCAAATATTTTTCGGCGGCAGCGACTATCCAGCATTGCGCGTCCAATTTCTCAAGCTTCGACAATTCGTAGCTGACGGCCTCGCTGTGGTCGGTGTCCTTGTCGCCGTAGATCAGGCTGATGATCGTGTTTTTGATCGTGTCACGGCATAGCTCGTCCAAACGGCCGTCGAATTTCTCAGTACGCTCGCCAAGCTGCCGTGTCTTGGCGAAATGCTGGGAAAGCGGACTGTCATACGGCAACCGTTCCGGCCGCACATGCGCGTACAATCCGGTCGCCAACGAGTCCAACGCGCCCGGCCAGACTTTAAGTCCGAGCGTGATGAGCGCGCACGCGCCACCCACACCACCGAAACCCGCTAGAAAATTTTGCAGCACATTACATCTCCTTACAGGAAAGCCCCGCACGTGGCGGGGCTTTGGTTTGTTTAATACGGGTGGTCTTCGGCGGCGAACGTGAGCGGCAATCCGGCATTTTGCAGCAGGGTTATGAGCGAACGGTCATTGAAACCACGCAGGCGGGTCAGCACCGTCACGCCCTCAGGTATCGGCACAGTCGAGTTGGACCTGGTGCCGATGGCGACGGTGGCGACGATGATTCGGTCACATGGCGACTCCCCCATAACAGGTCACAGCGTCCTCAGGAAGTGCTCGATGACGGTCGACTCGAACGCGTGGGCCGCGGCGTTTGGATGCTGGTTGGATTCCCCGACCCTCCACTTCTTGAGCGCGATGTCCTTCGCCTTGCTCGAGATGTCGGGGTTCGTGGACCTGAGCATCATCGGGGTCCTCTCATCCCCGTTCAGGTCGAGGCACGGGACGCCCCATTTCCTGGCAATCGCTATGGTCGCGAGCCGGTAGTCGTCGGTCTCGCATCCGTTCGACGCGATGATCCCGAGATGCGCGTCCGGGCGGTTCTCGAGGATCCAGGGCACGACGACGTTCCAGGCGCCGTAGAACGTCGACGCGTCGGCGTCGTCGATCGTCCCGAGCTCGATGATCCCCGAGACGTCCTCGCCGTCGGACCCGGACGCGCGGGGGCGGTGGTGTGAGTCGTTGATGCCGAAATACAGTGTGACGATGTCGGCGTCCTCGGCGATCGTCCGGTAGATTCCGTCGCTGAAGCAGTTGGAGAAGCTCCCGTCGGCCGGCGTCGCGAGCGTCCTGCCTCCCAGCGCGAGGTCCTGGATCTCCATGTTGGCCCGGGAAGCGATGAGCCACGGGTACGTCGCCACATGTCCCTGGTAGCGGCCCGATTCGATGACCGGCGCGGACGAGCCGGAGAAGTTCCCTGCCGTGAAGCTGTCGCCGCACACGGCCCACTTCCTCCCCCGGAGCGGGTCCCAGCAGCCGGACGCCTCGGGCAGCTCGACGTTGCCCCTGAGCCGGAGCCTGCCGTACGGCAGCACGTCCGCGTCCCCGGCCTCGCGCAGCACGAACCGCCCGGCGTCCGACGCGTTGAACGTGACGTATGCGAAACCGTTTTCGCGCGGCGTGAAGGACGTGATGCCGTCGGTATCCATGTTGTCGATGATGCCGCCGACGGGGTCCGTGTCGCGCACGATCACCACGAGCCTCGCCCCCGGCGAGACCACGTAATCCACGCCGCCCTTGACCGGCACGGCGGGGAAAAGATCGTACTTCGGCGATTCCATGACGGTCAGCGAGCTGTTCATGAAGTGCCCCTCGGCGAGTTCCCGTCCGATCAGCAGGTTCCCCGCCCCCTCGACCAGGACGCGCAGGGGGTCCCGTGCCGTCTGTATCGCGGCGACGGAACCCTCGAGCTCGCCGATCCGGTCGTCGTTCACGCTCACCCTTCCGTACGGCAGGACCGACGCGGGGGCGACGCCGTCGACGCACATGACCCACGATCCCGCGTCCTGCGTGGCAAAGGTCACGAACGCCCTGTCGTCGCCCTCGACGGCCTCGAACCCCGTCGCGCGCTCATATCTCCCCGTGATCACGTCCCCGGCGTAGACCGTGACGAACCGGGCCGTCGATCCGAACACGTACTTGCGGCCAGGCTCGACCCCGACGACGAAGAACACGTACGACGAGCTCGCCCCATGGAACCCGTCCGTGTTGACGTATCCCGGACGCGGGAACGACCGGACGAGGAGATTAAGCGCGTCAGGGCGGCAGGCCATGTCGAAACGGTCGGCGAGCAGACCGATCTGGCTCCTGACCGCCTCCCCGGCCGACCAGGACACGTTCCCGTCGGCGGCGACGCGCACGTCGCGCAGCTCCGTGCCCACGTCGCCGCCGTCCCCGCCGGAAGCGACGAGCTGGTCCACCCTCGACGACAACGCCGCCACACGGTCCGACACCACACCGGTCAGCGAGGCCGCCGCCTCCATGCCGGCAGCGCCACCCGCCGACCGCGCCGCCGCGACAACGTCCGACGAGGCGGGCATATTCGCCTCCATCAAATCCACTATCTGCTCAGCCATACCAGAATCCTTCCGTGATGAACGTTCAATCCGACAGGGCGTAATAGCCCCAGCCCAACGTGCGCCTGGTCCCGCCGTCCGGCGACGTGACCGTAACCTTCCACTGGCCCGTCCGGCGGGCCGCCCACACCGCGTCCGCGAAAGCCGAAGGCGGGATGTCCGCCACCGCATACCCGTCCGACGTCATCTCCCCGCACGCGCGGCTGTACCAAAGTTCGGAGCCGTCCGGGCTACGCAGCTCCACCACGCCGCTCCACGAGGACAGGTCCACCACCTTCACGGTCCCGTCCGGATACCTCTGCCTCCACCTGCCGCCCACGCGTTCGGAATCCCCTCGCACCAGGCGTATGTCCAGTTGGGCGACCTTCTTGCCGACCACGCTCATGCCACGTCTCCTTCCTGTCACCATGAGGGCGGGAACATCGGACTGTAGATGATGTTCTGCCCGCCGAGGACCTTGCTCAGATGCTCGAATTCCCCATAGCATTTCGTGATGGTCTGCTGGATCTTCGTCTGCTGCGACGCGAGCTGCGCCGTGATGGACTTCAGCGATGCGACGGTGTCGCCCTGCTGGCCGACGATGCCGGTCAAGGTCTCCTGCTGCGCCTTGAGCTGGTCGTTCTGCTGTTTGAGCTGGTCCTGCTGCGCCTTGAGCTGCTTCTGCTGGTTTTCGAGCATTTTCTGCTGCTGTTTGAGCTGGTCGAGCATCTGCTGCTGGATGGCCTGCATCAGGGCCTGCCCCTTCGTCACGTCCTCCAGCTTCGACGTGATGTTCGAGAGCTCCGTGCCGGTCGGACGGTTCGCCTCCCTTTTTTCGGCCTCGCGTCTCCTGGAAGCCTGCAGGGAGCGTGACAGCCAATCCCCGCCGCCCGACGTGACCACGCGCGTCAGATCCGCGATCGGCTGGTCCAACGGCTCGCCCTGGTCCTCGCGCACCGACGCCTCGATGGACTCCGCGAGCAGCGCGTACCCGTCGTCGTTCGGCAGCCCGCCCGACGAGCACAACGCTGGGTCGCTGCCGCACACCTTCCACAATCCATCGCACACGAGCGCGCCCGCGTCCCCGGCGCCCAGGCGGATCGCGGTCCACACGAGCTCCATGCGTTCGAGCGCGGAGTCGTCCAAGCCGGTCAGGCAGCCCGGCGCGACGCCGGCCACCACGCGGGCCCCGGGCCATGCCTTCGCCGCCGCACGGACGGCGGCCGCCGTGACGGAGCGCATGCTGCCGAGCGAATCGTAGGAGTCCGTGATGCCGGCCATGAGGAACACGTACGCCACGCCGGCCAAACCGAGTTTCGAGGCCGCGTCGACCTGCGAGCCGACGTCCGGCTTCGTGGAGAATCCCACGCCCATGGCGGCATGGTTCTCCTCCACGAGTCCGAGCGCCTTGCTCGTGAGAGTGGAATACCGGTGCGCCGCGTCGGACGCGCCGCCGCCCGCGCACGTGCCGTCGCCCAGCCACAGCGCGGTGCCCTGGGACGCTTCCACCGAAGCGACTGTATCGTCATCGGCCATGGTCAGCTCCTTTCCTGCGCGCCGACCGTCACCCAGTCGGAATCCGACGTGCCGGACACGTCGGTGACTTTCAATTTGAGCAGCGTGTCTCCGAGGAAGTCGTCGGCCACGCGTACGTCCACGAGGTCGCCAGGTTCCAGGCCGCGTTCCTCGCCGACCTTCAGCTTGAACGTTTCGGACGGGAAGGCGTTCCGCTGCAGGTCGGCGATGGCGTACGACTGCAGGGTCTTCATGCTGGACACGGTGGTGTGCTCGGTGTCCTTGCCCATCATGAGGGGCCAGCCCTTGCCGGTGAGGTTGTCCGCGGTCCGCCGGCACATGAGCGTCCTGTCGTTGTCCTTGCCGCCGGTGAGCCAGACCTGCGAGACGATGGACGATCCGTCCGCGTCGATGCTTTCGAGGATGCACCGTCCGGCCGGCACGACCGCGTCCAGGAGTCTTGGCGTGGATTTGATGAGCGGCAGGTCGGACGCTACGAAGTCGAAGGTGATGGACCCGTCGTCCAGCGCGCGTGGCGTGAAGGACGCCTCGATGCCGTTCTCGAGGTTGGTCAGGTCGGTGAGCCGGTCGGCGACGGTGGCCAGATCCCACGCGTAATATGTGCGGGCCCGGTCGCCCTTGCGTACGAATCCGGGCAGGGTGACCGGCAGCGGGCCCCACTGCAGGGCCTCGTCGACCAGCTGGCAGGCGATGTCACGGTAATACGGGCCTCGCAGGGTGAGCGCGAGGTCGCCGGCCGGCTTCTGCTCGTCCACGACGACGCTGTGGTCGCGCCAGTCTTTCACGAGCCGACGGCCGATGACGAGGCGTTTCGTCAGAAGCGTCCATCCGCCGCCGACGGTCAGTTCGAGCTTGCGGTCGGAAGCGGACCATGTGCGAGAGGTCAACGGGCCGGCGTGCACGATGCGCCCGTCCTGCCGGTAGGCGATGATGACACGCCATGGCATGAGCAGAGCGTGCAGGTCGATGGCGAGGCCGGCGCGGCTTATCGCGATGTCCACGCTCATGCTGCCGGGCTTGTTAAGCGAATGCGTCCACGAGCATGAAGCGAACGGCAGGCGTGATACGTGTTTGCCGGTGGTGATGTCATATACGTGGATTGAACAGTCAGCCATGTCACCTCCATGCCGGCCGCAGCACCACTGCGGCCTTCGCGTCGACGTTCCCGGTGTCGACCGTCAGGTGGTGCGTGCCCGGTGGGATCGGGAACGCACGGTCGTCCGTGACGATGCCACGGCTGGGGATCATGTCGCGGAAGTCGAGGTCGAGCCCGTCCTCATCGTCTCCCTGCCAGACGACCAGGCCATCAGCTCCCGCGTCGGAGAGCCGGACACTGAGCGTCTTCACGGGACCGGTGACCCTGATCCGCGGCCATGTCGGCGCGTTGCCAGCGTTCACAGTCACGCACGTTGACCGAACTGCTGGAAATTCCTGCTCGGCCCCGTATTTAAGAGGGTCCGGGCAGGTGACGACCAAACCGAATTCAAATGCCCTGTGCGCCCAAAGCCTCATGGTCGGCTCCGGATCAGAGGCCAGATAACCGGTCATCATCCTCCTGCCGAGAGGTGTCTCTTCAATCAGTGTCAGCTCACGTCCGACCAGATTATTCACGCGTTCGCGTGCCATGGCAGCATCAAGGCTGGATGGCGTCATGACGTAAGCATCAATGCTGACGGATCTTGGTTTCTGTGTCAGGCGGCTCGGCCAATACGCTCCTGACGCTTGTGGCCTGTCCGTCGGCGATTCCCTGACTGCCGGCGTGCCATAAAGTCCTGACACGCCGTCCTCTTTGATGCACCAAAAATCATGCCTGTTTTCTGGATGGTCGGTCAACGTTATGCAATCGTGGTCGGTCTGGATGATGAGTCGCATCTACCATGCCTCCCCCCATTGTCCAGCGGCGCGTTTGGTGCGCAAATCGAATTCGTTGAAAATGTCGGCGGCTGTCTGGCCTTGCGCGTTGATGCTGACCGACACGTTTGTTGTCTTTGACGTGCCGGCCGGCATCGAGGCTGTCAAGGGTGAGGTGATACTGGTCGTGCCGATGCCTCCCGCCAATGAGGCATTCATGCCATTCACGGTCTTCTGCACGTCCTTCCAGCCTTGCTGCAAGGACTTGTCGAAGCCGCCCATGATGGCCTTGCCGGCAGGGATAAGCATGCGCCGATCATAGCTGAGCGGACCCTTATGCTTCACGATCCAATCGCCGATGCCACTCACAAAGCTCTTCACTCGACCGAAAGCCGCCTTCAAACCATTAAGCAGACCATTGATGATGCTCGCGCCAGCATTCCACAGCCACGCGCCAGCACCGGCAAAAACGCCCATGATGGCACTGCCGATGCCACCAAGGAAGCCAAGCACACCATGCACGACACCATGCACGATCTGGCTGAATCCATTCCACGCCTGCGACCAATTGCCGTTGATGATGCCAGTCACCACGTTGATGACACCCTGAATCACACTGACAATGCCACTGACCACCGAAGCGATCCCATTGATGACGCCCTGAATGAATGGCAGCATCGCTTGGATGGTCGGCAGAAGCGTCGAGCCGATGAAACCGACAATCGCGGAAATAATGGTGGACACCAATGGTGCGAGAGCTTGAATCACCGGCACCAGAGTCTGAATCACGCTGGTAATCGCCTGCACCACCGTCGTAACCAAAGGCTCAAGGCCCTGAATCACCGGCGTGATGGCAGCCACCACGTCAGTGATGAGACTGCTGATCTGCGAGATGACCGGCATGAGCGCCTGAATCACAGCCGTGATGGCCGCGACCACCGCCGTGACAACCGGCTGGACTCCTTGGATGGCCGGAGTTATCGCCTGAATGACGGTGGTCACCACGGTCAGAATGCCTTGAATGGCCGGCACCAAAGCACCCACAAGCGTGGAGATTATCGGCGTCAGCAGCGGGATTATCTGGCCGACGAGATTGGTGATTACCGGCATGACAGCTGCCGCCAATTGACTCAAAGCCGTCATGAGCGTCTGAATCGACGGCTGAAGCATTTGGAATGCCTGCTGCAAGCTGACGAAAACGTTCTGCAGCATCGTGCCGAATTCGCTGCGCAATTGCGGGCTCGTGGCGATAAGGCCGGCCAGAGCGCCAATCACCAAAGTGACAGGACCACCAAGACCACTCAGGACGCCGCCGAACTTCGACAGCAATCCGCCAATCACCGGCACGCCACTCAATCCGCTCAAAGCGCCGCCAAGACCAGCCGCGCCAAGCAAGCCGGTCACGGCGGCGATGGGGCCGGACAGTCCGGACAATTGACCCGCGAAGCCATTGAAATCGATTTTGCCGATCTTGTCGGCGATCGCTCCGAACACTTTCTCCAGCGGCGGGCCGATCTTCTGCGCCAGCCGAGCGATCTTGTCGAACAGCGCGGTGATGAGCGGTTCGACGGCCTGCACCATCTTGATGACCGCGCCACCGACACCACCGAAAGCAGCGATGAGATCATTGCCGATCGAAGTCTTCAACCCGGCGATCTCATGCTGGAGGATGGTCATCTTGCCCTGCGGCGTGTCCGCCAGGGCCTTGTTGATGCCGCCGAAATTCGCTTCCAGGACCTTCGCGGCCATCGCGGCCTTCTCGGACGCGCTACCCTCCTGAAGGACCTTCTTCTGCGCGTCCGTCATGGTCACGCCATATTTGCTCAGCGCGGTAGCCGAGCCTGTCATGACCTTGCCAAGTAGATTCGCTATCTGCACGCCATCCTGCGCCGTCGCGTTATAACCCTTGTTATTGGCGATCATGTCCGCCAAAGCGGGCGTCAAAGTCTTGACCTGATCCGCCGTCAGCGCGAAAGTGCCGAGCTGTGCCTGAGCGGCCTTCAAGGTGCCGCCGGATATGACGCCGGTCTGTCCAAGCGTCTTATTCAGGCTGAGCAGCGACTTCTGCTCCTCATCCGTCCAATTGTTGTTCTTGGCGACCTGCTGGAATTTCGCGGTCACCTCACCGGCCTTGAGGGCCGCATCCACGGCCTGCTTGCCGAAATTCACCAGATATCCGCCAGCGGCGGCAGCGGCGCCGGACACGACGGTGGCCATGCCCTTAGCCGCCTTGCCGATGCCGGACACCGCCTTCGAAGCGAACCCGGAAGCCTTGCTCAAACCCGAATGCAACGCATTACCGGCCTTCGCGGCCGCATTACGCGCACCCTCCGGCAAAGCATTCCAAGCAGCTGAAAACTTGCTTTTGATGTTGGACGTGACCTCGCCAGCCGTCGAACTGATCTTCTGCACCGCCGCGTTCACGCCCGGAATCTTGCCGACAATCTGTTGGGCGGTTGACGTGAAGCCGGAAGCCATACGGCTGAACGCGTTCTTCGACTTGTCCGCCTCGGCGGCCAACTGCGTCTCAAGCTCCTTGAGCCGTCCTTGCGCCGTCTTGAGGTTGTCGGACGCCGCCTTGAGATTGTCGGCGGCCGCTTTTTGCTTGATCTGCGCCTGCTCCAGTTTGATGGCCGCAGCCTGAGCCTGAGTCGAATCAGCCCCATATTTCTGTGTGGCGGAGTTCAGTTTCTCCTGTGCGGCCTGCACCTGCACGCCAGCCGCCTTGAATTTCAGCAAGGCGTCAGTATTCTTCTGCGAGGCTTGAGCCACGTCCTTTTTGAAGGACTTCAAAGCTTCGGAATTCAATTCGGCGGCGCCACTATTGAAACCGGACTTGAAAGCGCTGCCGACCTTCTTGCCCTGCTGCGCTCCATTGAAGCCCTTGCCAAAGGCCGTCTTCATGTCGCCGACGGCCTTACCGGTCTCCTTGGCCACATTCTGGCGGAAGCCCTTCATCTGCGGGAAAATGCTCACATGAGCGGAACCCAGCTCGCTACCGCCAGCCATGACAGCCTCCTCTATTCACTTGTTTTTTTGAAGCCGAAGATGCTGCTCATCGACTCCAAAGCCGCACGACGCTCCTCGTCGGTCACTTCGACGTGCCTTTCCCCAGCTTTTTCGGGCGCGAGGTCACCAAGAATCGACGTGCCGCCAGCCTGAATCGCGGTAATGATCGCCGTCGCATCCATCGGCAGCACCATATGCACCGCAGTCATGCCCGTATATGTGCTCGGGTCGGCCGAAAGGTTCTCCCACAAGGCGATCGCGTCCGCATAGCGGAGTCTGCCGCCCAGATCGGCCTGCAGACTCCACCCGCGAGCCGCGAAATCGGCTCTTATTCGACTGCCACCGTCTCCTTGGAGGAGCTGGCAGAAGCCGACGATTTTCCCAATTCCACACCCTGAATCTTCGACAAAACCTCGCCGTAATCGTTGAGGATGTTGAATGGAACCATTGCCGGCTCCTTCGCCAACTCCTTGGCCGCATCCTCGCCAGCAAAAGCCGCGAGAATATCCTTCAAAGCCTGAATCTGCTCCGTGTTGGACTGCAGGTCGGACAGGCGCACGAAATCATCGATGCTGAGATTCAGAGGCAGCTTGTAAATGTGGCCGTGCGGTGCGAGGAACCACACGCCGTCGTCCTTGATGAGGTGCTTCACCTTCATCCGCTCGGCCGACGCTTCAAGCGCCTTCTCCTCGTCCTCCTGAGTCCATGCGTCGAAATCGGCGGCGGAGGGCATCACGTTCTTGGTCATTTCTTCCTTCTTTCAAACGACTATGAAAAATTCCTTTACGTTCATGGATGAAGAGGAAGAATCCCAGCACATGCGAAGAAAGGAAGAAAGAAACACATGCTGGGAAGAATCAATGTCAGTCGGTGACCGGCTGAGACTCGGAATCATCAGCCTGATGATCGACGGTGTGAGAATCGGACGAAACAGTCGGAGTCACGAAGGACTCCAAATACTTGCTGTTGCCGGAATCGCAGGCGGCATCCTGAATCCATTCGATGGTCCAAGCGTCACCGGTGTTCTTGCCGGAGGTCTCCTGACCCTGCTCGTTGCCGGTCATATTCACGACACCCAGACGACGGCGATGCGTGCCGTTCTTGAAAACGGTCTCCTTGTAGCAGAACCACTTGCCGTCCTGAATCACATCGGTCACGTGATAGACGCCATTGGTGTCCGGCGTTCCGATGGTCATCTGGCGCGTGATGTCGTTATCCTCGGCCACCGTGAACTGTTCGGTCAGCGAAGCCGTGCCATTAACGCTGTAGCCAGGCTGGTGGAACTTGATCGCATCATCGGCGTCGCGGCCGGGCTGCGGTGCGCCATCCTCGGTGATGAGGCCGACGAAACCGCCTTTGCTGAAAATCTTGTCCAAGCCGGTCTTCACGTCGGCCACGGTCGGCGCGATGAGATCGGCGGTCAGCTTCTGGGTCGCGTCATAGGGTGCGAAACGGTAGGCGCTTGTAACCACGATCTTCGCGGCGCTAAGGTCATTGCCTGCTGAATCAGCTGCCATATTTTGTCCTTTCAAACAAAAAAAGCGCTGAAACACAACGTTTCAACGCCTTAAAAATTCAGAAAACTTATAAATTATTGGAATTCCCCAATAGTGGAGAATTCGAGAGTCAGATAGCATCTGGCGATATTCGCGTCCTCGGCCACGAAATACGGACCATTGCACCCAGCCTCATCAATGCCCGCGATCGGAGAACCATCAAGCGAGCAAATATCGGGGTTGGTGAGCAAACCGTAGATCCGTGCCGCCAAGTCACGGCAGGATTTCGGAGCGGCACGAGCCCCATAACGCACGGTCACGCCGACGCTCCGGTCGAAGAGCACGCGATTCGACTGCGATCCGCCATCGTCACGCACCACGACGAGCGGCCGTGAGCCGTCGTAATCGTCCGGCTCACGATTCGAAACGATGATCGTTGGAAAAGACGGCTTAAGCCTGGCACGTAGAAAAGAGCAGATCCACAATTCAATGTCTGGTGGCAGGACTGCCGTCATGTTTTGCCTGCCTTCAACGCCTTGCGGAGATTGCCAGTCTTCGATTCCACGAGCAGGGTCTTCGGGTCGGTGCCGACCACCATGCATGTGGTTCGATGCGCGTGCTTGACCTCCTGGATCTGGAGGCCGTCGCGATACGCGCCCGTGTCCACCGGAGCATGCGATTGCGCATATGCGAGCGTCTTCTCGGCGGCACGACGGGTCATGGCCTTGACGCCAGCCGAATTCATCAATTCGTCAAAATATTTGTCGTTGAATTTGACCATCACTCCCAAAGCCATCACCCCCGGTATTCGGATAGTGGAATCTCAATCGTCGGCTGCCATGACACGAAAGCATTCGCGTCACGACTCGGATAGCCGCTGACCTCCCAACGTCGCCCGTCATCCGGCAATGCTTGAATCCTGTCACCCGGCATGATGTCGAGAGTCGGATCTGGAGACGTGAGGTAAGCCGTGCTCGTGGTCTGCTCGCGCAGACCGTCGGGCGTGCGCGTGCTGCTGGAGCTGGCGAGAGCGCCGGTGAAATCCAAAGTTTCCGGATTGGACCAGTCCTCGCCAGCCTGCTCGCCGGAATACGGGTCATCGACCTTCCTCGCACGCAGTCGCCGCCACTTGGTCGCGCCCGTCATACGCCATCCGCCGCCAGCGGTCAGGTCGTCAAGCAGGCTCATGGCAATCCTCCAAGCCGGTAGGGCTTGAGCTTGTCCTTCTCCGCCTGCATGAGCGACACCACGTCGAAACTCGCGCTGGAGCCGTTGGTTGACTGCGAGGTGACGAGCCCGATCGGACTCATGCCGGCACGCTTCGCGGCACTGATAAGCACCTGCTGCACGTCCGGCGCGTCATCATAGCCGGCATGGATCGCGTAGCGGATGGCCGCAACGCCGGCCGGGAAGCCACCGGAAAGCGACTCCACGAGACCGGTTTCCGGGTCATAGGCGTAGGCCAGTGGATTGCCCTGACGGTCGGTCAGGGATTCGATGCTCGTCACATGACGTGCGGGCAGTCGGATCACCGTGCCGCCACGCGAGTTGATAACGCCGGACAATGCCGCGTTCGGCATGACATGCCAACCGCATTCGCGGCGGATGGCCGCCTGCGCGGCCTTAAGCCGGAAGGCGACGTCATCCTCGAAAGCCGAAGGGTCGGCAATCATGTCAGGAATCACATTCACATCAATCATGCCGACCTCCACGCTTACTCTGCAGCCATCAGGCCAGCCGCAATCAGAGAATTGACCAGGGCGTCGAATTCGCTCTTGGTTGGTGTGGCGCCGGCGGCCAAAGCCACATGCGTTGCAGGCTTCACTGCAGCGCTGCCAATGTCGGTCGGCTTGCCGTTGGCCCCGACGAAGACCACATCGGCCACGTTGGCATTCGGATCAAGTTTCGCCGCCGAGGCTGGAATCACTCGAAACTGTCGAGCCATATCACGTCTCCTTACTTAAGGGTCAGCTTGACGAAAGCCTTCGGCTTGCGCACGGCCAAAGCCACACGCTCCTTGGCGCGAATGGTCACCAGATCGGAGATGAAGTCGGTGTCATTGGAATTGGTGGCCTCGACCGTCACGCCGCCCTTGCGATAGAAGGTGGCAGCGCCCTTAAAGGATCCGACAATAGCTGTGCCGGCATCGACAGCTGGAGTCACCACGGTGTCCAGACCCCAAAGACGCGGAGTGATGGTCAGCGCGCCACCATTCACGCCATAGAACGGTCCACCGCCGATGAAATTGCCATCATTGTCCTTCTTCAATCGAATGGCCTCATAGTCTGTCGGATTGATGACAAGGGCATCCGGCATCATGCCGGTCGTGGTGGAGATCATCGACTGCGCATGCAGGACGGCAACGTCGTTGCCAGCGTCTGTAGCGGTGTATGACTGGATTCCTTCACGATTCAGCAGGCCCTTGATGTTCTTGCCGGTACCGTCGCCGTTGAGCAGCTGCTTCTCCTCCTTGATGCTCAAATCGTAGAGCAGACGTCCATCGATGTCGGACTTCAGGAATTCGAGGTCGGTGATCATGTCGTTGGACTCCTTAATGAATCCAGCGATTGTGGACAAAGCGTCGGTGTGCTCTGTCGCGTCGGCGTAATGGATCTGGCTGAATTTCTCGCCTTCGCCGACGGTTTCGAAATCGCCTTCCTTTTCGCCTTCCACGTAGTAGATGATGGCCTGGCCGCTCATCGCGCCGACACCGAACAGGTTGGTGATGGTCGGACGGCGGTAAGCCTGGACGAAATTCGGATCCACGTAGGTCAACAGCGAGCCGTACACGCCGGACGGGCCGCCGGTGACCTGCGTGTCAGTGTTGGCCTTGCGGTGCGGAACCCATTCCGGTGCTGCGATTGACGCTCCCGAAACTCCCTTTATCTTCGCCAGCTGTTCGCCGATGTTCTTCACGACGAAATCGCCAAGAGACTCGCAGGATGCGGCTCCGCTCTTCTGGGTGTCCGCCAGATTGTCGGTCAATCCCGCGAAACGCTTATGCACTGCATCCACCGTTTCGATGGAATCCTGCAGTTCGTGCGCTTCGGCGTTCAGCCCCTTCAGCTTCTCGATGTCGGAAGCGTCGAGATTATCCTCGCCCTTGGCCAGCACCGCTTCGATGGCGGCCTTGGTCTTGGCGAGACGATCATTGAAACTCATTTGGTCTCCTTGTTGTCCTTGCCGCCAGTGACCAGCTCACGGGCGGATTTGATTACATTCAGACGCTCGGCCTTCTCAGCCTCCGCGTCCCTACCCTTATCAGGGGCAAGCTTCTTATCATCCTGTTTCTCGCCGGTCTTGGAATCATCCGGCTTATCTTCGTCGGAAGTGCTGGAATTGTCGGAATCGATGCCTTCCAACACCTCGTTCAGCGACGCCAATGCCGCACGAAGCTTCTCCTCATTGGCGGAGCTGATGGCGCGACCTGACTTAACGGCCAGAATCTCGGCCTGCTGGTTCGCGGCCACCGGCACCACGCTGATCTCGAAAAGCTTGATCTGCTGGAATTCGGAATGGCCACCCCACGGGCCATCGCCCTTTTCCGTGATCCACGCGGTCTTCGTCGGCACGAAGCCGATGCTCATCTGATGAACCCTGCCATCCTTGAGCAGGTCGTAAGCCTGCTGGGCGGTCGGATTATCCTCGATGTCGAGCTGGGCCGAGATGAGCAGGCCCTTCTCGTCCTCGACGGCGCTCAAAGTGCGTCCGATGATGTCGGTCGGCTTGCCGTCCTGATGGTTCCAATGGATCGGGATGCCGGCTCCGCCGGCGTAGTCCTTCTCCAAGGTCTCCGCGAAAGCGCCTTTGGCGATCACGTCACCCTGCAGGTCCTTGTTGCCGAAAGTGCTGGCGTAGCCGCTGAAAACGCCTTCGCCTGCGGAATCGTCCAAGGATTTCACGTTGAATCTGAGCTGTTTGAGATTCACTGTCCTTCTCCGTTCACTGGATTGTTCTGTTGCGCGTTCTGCGTCCTGCCGCCATCCTGCGGGCTGGGCTGTCCGCCGGTTGCCACATTCAATGGCGTCACCAATTCGTCGCCACCATCGAGCTTCGGATAGTTGAGGATGCGCCGTGCCTCGTTCGTGGTCATGAAGCTGCGCCCCGTGGCCGTGCTGAGCGCCTGATACTGTTCGGAGAACGTGCCGCGCAGCTTCGCATCCACATTCGCTTCGATGTAGGCGTCCGGCTGGCCGAGCGCGTCTGGCAGCAGCAGATTGAGCGACTGTTCGAACGCCACGATGTACGGCATCAATTCCACATTCCACATCTGCTCCTTGAAGGAAGCGATGTTGGAATTCGTGCCACTGCGAAAGCCAAGATTCTCCGGCGCGATATGGAAGGCGTTGGCCACGTCTATGCGAATCTTGTCCCTCGCGTCGATGTCCTGCATGTCGATCGGCTTGAAGGCGTCCACTGTCTTGATTTCCATGCCGTCGTTGAGCAGCGGCCAGCCACCGGCGAGATTGCCTCCAGCCTTGTAATTGCGCATGCCCTGCACGAATTCGTCCTGCGCCTCCTGCGAGGGCCACGGCATCTCCTTCGGACGGGAGATGTACGCCGGAATCTGACCGCCGTTCTTGGCAATCGCACGACGATATTCGGCCATCTCACGCGCCTCCGCCAGAAGCGGGGCGAGAGTGCCGGACACGGGAGAACCGCCGATGCCGGACGTGCTATAGCCCACATCCAGCAGAATCTGCGGGTCTGGCAGTTTGAAATACTGGCTTCCTTCCGGCTGTCCGGTGCTGATCTGCACGCCGGTGATCTCATCAAGAGTGTTGCCGGAAAGCGTGAAATTCTGCACCGGAATACGCCGCAGCCACAATCTGCCGGTCTTCTTGTCGGCATCGAGCAGGCAGAGCCACCGATCATTGAGCAGGCCATCGCAGAGCAGCGAGTAGAAGAATCGGTAGCGTGTCATGCCAGGAAGCACACTCGGCTTGGCCATCAATTGCGCCAACGGGCTTGTGGTGTCCTCCACGCGGTCACCGTCAGGTTGGCGAGTGTAGACCTTGAACGGCATGCTGGCGATATTCCGCGCGATATGGTCGATGACGGTACGCACCGCAGCCTCACGATCATAAACGCCAGTGCCGAACCAGTCGATTGGAATCTGCGCCACCTGTGAAATGTTCACTGGCGATTCGGAGAACTTCTGGGCCACGGATACCGGGCTTTTCTTGAGCCATCTGGAAAAGAACCCCATGAAACCTCCTCACTGGGTCATACGACTGCGAAATGGGTCACGCTCGGCGCATATTTCGGTGTCTCCGCTTCGACTTGCATGGTCTCCAACGCATAAAGCGCCTGAGATTCGGCAACCAAGCCGGAAATCTGCAATGCTGATTTCGTCCGGTCCCACACCTCGACCTCGCCAAGACGCCGTGACACGGCCACACTCACCTGCTGTTCGATGGCGGGCTGCGGAAGATGCCGTAGCTTGCCCTCGCGCACACGGTCGTGGAAACGACCGCAGCATGCGCCCAGACGGAAGCCTTCGATGAGATGCACCGTCCATCCTTTTTCGATGAGCGGGTCGATGAAGTCCACTGCCGGACAGCCTTTGCCCTGCACGGCGATCTCCGTGATATGCGGCCACCGCTCCTGCAAAAGGTCGAGATAATGCGGCACCCACAGCATGCCGTCACGACGAGCTATCAGCTCCACGTGAGGCAACCCGTCCGCACGCATTCCGGCAGCGGCCACATACGTGGTCTTACGGTCAGCCGACGTGTCCACGGACAGGACGACACGACTGTCGTCAGGAATCGTGGAACGCGAGTCGATTCCGCTGGCCCACATTTTCGGGTTGATGAAAGGAATGATGTCAGCCGTGACCCACTGGCACAGGACTTCGGTGCGGAACGCGGCCTCGGTCATGCCGTCAATATCGGATCTGACGCTCATGACGGTCATCGGACCGTAGCCGAGCGACGGATTCGCCTGCCGGATCGCGTCGGCATCATCCACCGGACACTTGTCAGGGGCGCTCCATTCGAAATATCCGAAGCTGCCGTCCTGCTTGCCGGACATGAACACGTCGGCCGGATTGCCACCGTCGGCGCTCAGGCGCGTCCACTCGTCAACGAGCTTGCGGCCTTTGTCCACCTGCTTGCGCAACGCCACAGACCGATAGTCGCCAGCATTGGAAATGCCCCACAACTGGCTGGACCAGACCGCCTTCGTGGTCTGACTGACGGCATTCCAACCATCATCAGTATGCTGCTCACGCAACTCATCGAACACCACACGCGCCGCCGACTTGGCTCGAATGTTCTTGTCGGCGCGGACAATATACCGGGCTTTCGAGCGGGTGATGATCGCTTCCTCGCCGTTCGTGTTGACGAATTTCTGCGTCATCGCGGCGAGATCCGGAATCACCAGATCCTCTTCCTCATCAGTCGAAGGCTGAGGATTGCACCACTCCTTGACCTGATTGTAAGGCCCCTTCGCATTGTCCAACGTCTGCGCCGCACCGACCACCAGAAACTTCACCGGCGGCACTCGGTCGGGATGCTTGTTGGAGTCCACGAACAGCCACCATGCGGCCAGCACGCCCATAAGCGTCGTCTTGCCGTTCTGTCTGGCCACAAGCACAATCACCTTGCGGAAGCGATAACTGCCATCCTCAAGTAATTCAAGCGCATGCACTAAAAGCCATTGCTGCCACGGGTAAAGGTGGACGTGCAGCATGATTTCAGCGAACGCGATCACAGCAAAACCATTGCTTGTCTCCTTGGTCAACGGCCTGAGCGGCGGCGTGAAGATGCGCGGCAAGGTCACACCATGATTTTCATCATCGATGGCACCGAAAACCGTAAGATTCTCAGACGCCATCGGACACCACCTCTCAGCCGAAACGCTTCATAAACTCATCCATCGCGATAACCTTGCCGCTCTTCGACTCCTCGGCCTTCGGCTCAGGCTTCGCCTTCGCAGGACGACCAACCTTAGCCGGAGCATCCACCGTCAAACCAAGCGACTGACAATATTTGAGGAACGTCGGCAGCGAAACGTTGTCGAGCTTGCCGTTCTCATCGACAAAACCGGAGAACGTCAGATAATCGATACGCTCAGCCAACACGCGAGCCGCAGCGACAACAGCAGAATTCACAGCCTTGAGGTCAGCGTTCTTCAACGAACGCTCCAACGCCTCCGCCACATTCCGACTCGGAAACTTCGCACTCATCGAAAACACCCCCTAATCTGCCATCGCGCGCGACCCGCCAACAATTTCACTCATCGGGGAGAGGAAGACCAACCACGCGGGACGTGGGTCGGTTCGGGGTGGTTTTCAGGATTTCACCGCCCCTACCTCGTCGGGGTTGGTTTCGAATGCTGTTGTGAATGCTTTGATTGCGTTTGTGAATCGTGTGATGAGTTCGTCTGTGCTTGGTGGCTTTGGAGTGATGAGTGTGGTGTATCCGCCGCCGACCTTGAAGGTGTTGACTTCGTTGTGGGTGACGTTGATTGGGATGTTGACGGTGAATGAGCTGATTGGGAATGTCTTGTCGCTGATTGTGGCGGTGAGCTCTAGCGTGACTGGCTGCTGTGGCATCATTCCCTCCTTGCTCATGCTGTCTTTATCCATTGTCTGCTTAGTGTTCCGATTGGTGCTGGCGGGTCTTGGTTGCCGCGCAATCGGTTGCAGCTGGTATGGCTTGGTTTGAAGCCTGCTGGGTCGAATTGGAGTTCGGGGTGCTTCGAGACGGGATAGAGGTGGTCGAGGTTGAAGCTGTCATCGCTTGTGTTCTTCGGTGCTGAATAATCTATCGGCATGCCGCAGAGCCAGCAGACTGCATGCTGTGCCTTGCACTGTGCGAAGAATGTTGCTTTGTCTTTCTCGAATTGGCGGCTGGTCTTGCGTGCTCTTCCTGGCATACGATCACCGCCTTGTGGTGCTTCGGGCTGGAGTCGAACCAGCGCATGGTGTGGGATGCACTATCTCTTATCACGGGCATTCAAAGAATCATGGAAGCCATGGCCGGTTTGGAATCCGTCCTAGGTATCTGTGCTATCCCTTGTGCTCTAACCGCTGAGCTACCGAAGCTGGATATGAAAAATGGTCCAACCATTTTCCGGCTGAACCATTCTACGAACATACGACAGTATAGCATTTTAATTGTGACAGTCAAGCATGGCGGTTATTTCTCCGAGGTTGAACACGTACTCTCCTTTGTGTTTTGTCGGCGTGGCGTGGAGTTTGCCTCTGGTGAGCCATTGGCGGATCTGATCGCTGGTGCAGTGGATGTCCATTTTGGCGAGGTAGCGTGCGACTTCGACTGGTTTTCCGGTGTATTCGAGTTGCCAGAGTTTGTTGTCGCGTTCGGCTTTGATGGCTTGGACTCCGCCTTGCCATTTGCAGTGTGGGCATGTCCATGTTTCGGCTTGTGGCGTGCTGGTGGCTTGGTGGCCGCATTTTGGGCAGGTGCCGATGATGACCATGGCTTCTTCTGGTGTCAATGCTTGTTCGTTGCGTCGGATGATGTGTTCCAGGGCGGCGTAGTCGTCTGCTGCGGTGCTCATCGTCAAGATGGTGTGTTTGTTGCCGATGATGGCATACCATGCTTTCCGCCAGTCGTATGCGGCGTATGCGGCGCGTATTTTGCCTGCCTGTTCCGCCAACCATGCTTCGCTGTCTGCGATGAGGTCTTGAGCGTGGGTGTCGATTGGCATTGGCGCGTTGCCTCGGCTTGGCGTGTGTGCCGGGGTGCCGATGCGGGCCTGTCGGAGCATGATGCTTCGCAGGGCGGGCAGTTGGACGTGGCCGAGTTGGCGGATCAGCGTCCAGTAGTCTTCACGGCAGCTGGCGCAGAGCAGGTTCGCCGTCGCCGGTTTCATGGGCTTGTGGCAGTGCTGGCAGTCGGTCAAAGTCTGGTCTCCTTGTCGTGCTGGTGGATTATGGCGGTGATTTCGGCTTTTGGCACTTGTGGCACGAGTCTGGCGGTTTCTTCCAGGGTGATACCGCCCTCATGCCATTTCAGGATCATTTCCTCAAGGATTTTCTTCATTTGGTGCCCTCCAGATATGGGTTTTCGCTTGTGTGTGGCGGAAAGTCGCATTCCTGGTCTTTCCATCCGGCTGCGTAACCTTCCTGCCATGCTTTGCGGCGCTCGTGTTCCAACCATTCCAAGCTGTACATGGTTTCCGGTTCGTCGTGTCTCATGATTTCTCCTTTTTAGAAAAGTGTTTGCTGTTCGCTGTCTTCGGATTGCGGCCATCCGAAATCCGATAGGTCATTCACCGGCAGTCCGGCCCACGGATCAGGATTGCCGGGCACCGGCCGCATTTTCGGAAAACCAGGAAGCGTCGAATAATGGAATCCGTTGTCGCACACTTCCGCCGGCTTGACGCTGACGGGCATCAGGCCGCATTCGTGCACGCCCAAATATTGGCCGTCCGGACTGATGCCTAATGGTCCGGCGACGGTTTCCAATCTGATGATGTCCATGTGGGACACGTGCCGGATGCGTATAAGCGGCCTGTCAAGGATGATCGCAGTGACCAGGTCGTCGCCTTCGATGATTCCCGCGTCCCATGACTGCCAGACCACGTCCCTTTCGCTGAAAATCCACCGGCCGCATGAGCACACGACCGGAAAGAGATGCGCTGGATTGCCTTCCGGGGCGAACCGGCGCATCCACTGCGGCGGTTTCCGGCTCATCCCATCATCCGCTTCCAAAAACTGTCGGACGCCTCCACGAGCCTGTATCCACAGTATGGGCAGGTGGCATAATATGCGCCGACGCGTTCTCCGCAATGCGCGCATTCGATAAGTCGGATTGCCTTGCTCGTTCCAGTCATATTCTTCGACATAGTCGACCCCTCCTTAGCTGAGGCTTCGTTTGATTGATTTCCAGATCTGGTCGAGTTCGGCATCGGCCAAACCGCTATCCCTACCGCGCTTCAGCAGGTCATCGTGAATCTGCCGTTCGTTTTCCGGATGATTCTTCAGCCGTCCGTACGCCCACGCATGCAATGTGCTGTTGCGTTGGCCTTCCGGCACTGGCGTCATATCCGGCATGCCATTGGAAATCGACGTGGCACGCCTATCGGCCATGACATCGTCCAGACTCATTTGCGGCGCGTCCGGCTTCGGCTCGTTCGTGTAACCGAAATCCTTGAGCATGCGCATGACCGCCTCGCTCGCCTCCGGCACCACGCCGGCAGGCAGATCCACCAGCTCATACCGTTTGCCGTCGATGACGCTGCCAGGGCCAAGCACATAACCCTTATTGCTCACACGCAGGTCAATCGGCAGATTCTGCTCATGCACCGCGTTCTTCAATGATCCGATATCCATGCCGGCCGGCATGCGATAGTACAGATGCACGCCATGCGGCGTTTTCGTGACCAACGTAGCAGGCAATTTATCGGTACCGTAGTCGCCGGTCAATGCCTGCAAGCACTGCCAACCGTCAGGACCACCATCCTCGGACGGCTTGTCGCAGTCGACGACGAAACAGTCGCCAAGCGGAACGACCGCATACCTGCTCATCTGGCCGGTGATGAACGATGCATCCACGTGGCTATCGTCAGACGGATTCAACCGCCTCCACGACAACGACACCTTCCCGTCGACCGGACCACCGGCCTTTCGCGCCTTGCCTTCGCATGGAGCGAAACCGACATGGCCGTCCAACGCCGATTCGACGATTCCGGCCAAATCATGGCAATCGCCCACATCCTCCAACGGGAGCAGACTGTCACGAGACGGCTTCGACAATGCCGTCTGCCACCAAGTGTCGGCAGGCTCAGCCTCGTTATCGAGAGCGGCCTTGAGATACACTTCGAAACGATTCTGGTCGACTACGCGCACCACACGGCATTGACCGCCGGGAAGAGCCTTGGTCTTCGAATTCCCCAAGCCAAGCACATCCATCAAAGACTGCGGAACCGCCGTATGAAACTCCTTGCGATAGTCGTTCCTGGACGCGACCTGCACGCCATACCATTCCTCATTCGACGCGATCTCGCTGATCAGCCAATACATCTCATCGCTGATGTTGCGCGCAGGGCTCAGATTCACGATTTCCGGCTCATCTGAAAGCTCCCACAAGCGGCACGACAGGACGAAGAACGCTGCGGGATGCCGATGGCAGAAGCCCTCGATCGCATGATACTCGTCATACGAGCGACCCTTCGACTGATGGAATTCCACCTTGACGAAGCGTCGCACGTCCGAATTCTCACCGGAATCCGCGAACTGCATGTTCGTCAGAATCAGCAACGTCGCAGATGGCGTCATCACGCGATAACGACCGCCGGTAACGCGGGCGTTCACCTGCGAACCGGTCGACAACGCACGCAGCAAAGGAAGCATGTCTTCCGTGACCGCGCAGGCCTCATCATCAATCGCGAATGCCTTGCCGTCCATCTCATCGTTCATCGATTCGCGGCCAAGCGTATAGCCGCCGCCAGCGCAATAGCCTTGCACGCTGAAGCCGGGGAAAACCTTGCCGACACCCAAAACGCCAAGCAACGCATGACGGGCGATCAGCGTCTTCCCGTCACCGCCATGGCCGGACAGCACATAGGAAAGCTGCTTGAACGGTTCCAGCCACGGAGTCGCGAACATGCGGCACAGGTTCGCATAGGACTTTTCGTCGACGGTGAGCCATCTGAGTATCCGTTCCGCGTCCTTCAACGCCTGATTGCCCATGCCCATGGGAGTGAACGTCTGTGTGACGGCGATATCCGGCTCGTTCTGCAGGCAAACGACTTTGCCGTCACGGCGCACCCATACGCAGGGGTCGCAGCGTACGCCGCGTTCGACTTGGTCGAACCATTGGCTTCGCTTCGCCTCGCGCAGAATCGTGGCCGAATAGAGCGGATTGCGTTCGCCACTGCGCGCGTTGCCGCCGATATGGTATTCGTCCTCGATGGTTTTGACCGGATGCCAGCTGTTGAGAATGAGTCTTTCGCCTTCATGGTCGGTCATGTCTGGATCTCGTCGCCAGAGCCTGTCCTGTGACGGACAGTAGCGGAGGTGGCCTTCGCGGAGTTCCCAGATGGCTTTCTGATATCCGGCCGCCACGACTGGCTCTTTCTTGCGTCGGTCGTTCTCTCCGCCGCCTTGGCAGATGAGTTCGAGGTTGTGGCCGGTGATGGTCGTGACGATCGTGTGGTCGTTCGCCGGTGTGAAGGTGAGTGCGAGCATGTGAAAGATTCCTGCGAATTTTGCCGGCAGGTCTTCGGTTGGTATCGGCTGGTATTGGCGGTAGTCCCTCATCTTTTCACCTCCTTGTCTGAGGGGACGGTGACGGCCCCTAAACACACATACAAAAAAACAACAAAAAAGACATATATATAAAACACTTTGTCCTTTTGTCCTTTTTTCTATATATCGTTGATTTTTCGTCCTTTTTGGGTGGACTTTGCGCATGTCCACCTATGTCACCCGCGTCCCCGCAGTGACGTTTTTCTTTCGGGTGACGTCGCTACGGGGAAACGCGAGGGACTTTTTCTCATTTTTTAGAATTCAGGCTCTCGTCCACTGCCTGCGCCGAGCGCGTTGATGACCTGGTCGACCGGCTTGCCGAGGAGTCCTGCGATCTCCTGCGCGGTCTTTCCCGCAGCGGCGAGCTGGCTTATGGTCTGCCTGTCGCTCGCGGTCAATCCGGTCGGCTGGCCGTAAGCGGACTGTTGTGGCTGCTGTGGCGCATACTGCTGCTGTCCTGCCTGCGGGTCGTTCATCGCCGCGTTCAGATCGGACTGTTTCTTCGGCGTGACGACGTAGTCGTAGATCTTCGCATCGTTGTATCCGCGGGTCTTGGCGGGCTGGGTGCGGGCGAACGTGGCTTTCAGATGGTCGCCGACGTTCGGATGGTCGCCGACTCCGGCCTGACGGCATGCGAGGCGCAATTGGCCGATGTTGTAGCCTTTGACGTACACGCCGCGGATGCCGCTGTCGCCGACCCTGTCGGGGTCCTGCAGGCTGGTCTGCAAGTGGATGACGACCTGCGGTTTCGCCTTGCCGTTCGGATAATACAATGGTTCGCCGGTGGTGAAGTCTGTCTGCTGTTCCGCGCGGATTTCGACGATTTCGCCTTCCACGCTGGTGCCGATCGGATCGTCCTTGCTGAACGCGCTGGGCGCTCCGCCCTGCATCACGTCGTCGAGGCTCAACGCTTCGGCGGACTGCTGCTGCGCCTGTTGTGGCCGGTAGCTGGCTCCGCCTTGCTGGGTGAATCCGCCACCGTAATTATTCGTTCCGAACATTGTGTTTTTTACCTTTCTACTTGTTGTTGTAGGTGGATTCGAGCAGCCCGACGAGCTGCCCCCATTTGTCCGGCAATGCCGGATATTGGTCTTCGTTGAGTTCGGATAGTTTTCCGAGCTGGTCGTCCGGCCAGCTGCCGCATTGGAAGCAGTGGGTCGGACTGGTCGGCAGGGCGTGGATCCACGCGTCGCGTGTTTCGACGCTGTCCTCCTGTTCGATGAGGTCGAGGAGGTTGACGATGAGCTGCGCGCGGCTTAAAGCCCATTTGCCGGGTTTCGGGTCGAAATCGAATTCGATTGGCAGTGCGTCGGCCAGGCTGACGCTGTTTCTGGGTAGGAAGTAGATGGCGTTCTTTTTGCATGGTTCGCCGTCGTTTTCCAATCCGATGCCGTACAGGCTCGCCTGGATGCGGTATTGTTGGCTTGGCCCGTTGGCTTTGACGTTGCGGATTGTGGTTGTGCCGGTGATTTTCCAGTCGATGGTCGTGTTGTTTTCCGCGTCGTACAGGTCGATGCTGCCGTGGATGCGCTGATGGCCGTGGAGTCCGTGGATTGCGCCGACGTCGACGTGTCTTTCGGCTTCGAAGCGTTTCACGGCCCATGGTTCTCCCCCATCGTCGTCTGGCACGGTGAATTCGTCCTTGCGCTTGTTGAACAGGTGTTCGAATCGTTCGTGGACGCAGGTGCCGATGAATGGGAGCCATGCGGCCGACTGGCGTTTCTCCCATCCTGCGAGTCGGGCGGCGAGGCAGTGGAGGCAGTCGGTGCCGAGTTCCGATGGTCCGATCTCCTTTTGCAGGCTTCTCGGCTGGTTGGTGATGTGGTCTTCGATGATGCCGCGTATCTCATCCCATTCCGTCGGCTCCACCGTGGGTGCCGGCGTCGTTTCCGGTGTGGTCTGGTTTGCGGCCATGACTGCTTCAAGGTCGAGTTCGCTGGCCATTTTCATGCCTCGCATTTCACGTCGAATAGGTAGCGGTACAGGATGTCGGAAAAGTATCCGAGGTCGTCCGCGTCGATGAGATACACGTTCTCGCTTAAGGACTTGTCGTAGGCGTCCAGCGCGTTGTTCAGCGCGTGGTTGAAGTGTTGTCTGATGATCTTGTCGCCCATCATTCGACCACCAGGCTTGCCGCGCCGACTTTCACGCAATCCTGCAAAGCGTTTTCGCCGACCAGTTTGATGATCGCGGACAATGCTTTCGGCTTGACCTGATAGCAGTCCGCATGCTGTTGGATTGGGAAGTGTTTTTCGAATGCTTTGGCGTCGAGGTTGCGTTTGCCTTTCTTGATTTTCACGGTCAATGGTCCGGCCGCGTATTCGCCGGGCTCGCGGTTTTCCATGATGAGTGCTTTGAGACTGTCGGCCTGTTCCTGCAGTTGGTGGATTCGGTCGAGGATTTCCGTGTATCTGCTTGCCAGTGTGGCCAGTTCCTGCTGTTCTGCCATTGGTCAGTTCTCCTTTATTTTGGGGTGTATTCCTGTTGGAAGTTGATGATTGCCTGCGTGCATGGCTGGTAGGGGTTGCCGTGCCAGGTGAGTGGGTCGCCGGTCTTGCGTTTGCGGGGTCCGCGCGTGCCGGGTACGAGCTTGTCGGGGCGTCTTACGTGGACGTTCGCGTCGATGATCTGCCGGTCATCCTCGTATGCGACGCCGTTGAGCGCGTCGGTGAAGAGTTTCGCGAGATTGTCCCAGTCGCGTCCGCGCCGGGTCATGGTCCAGAAGATGAGTGTGATGGCGACCGGGCCTTTGTATGGGAGTAGGTCCGGGTATTGTCGTTGCCATTCCGAGTAGACGCGATTTTCCGCTTTCCGCGTGGCTTCGGGGGTGATGCCGTGGCCGTTGTAGACGCGTGGCCGGCCTTTTGACTGCGGGTCTCCTGGGATTGTCAGCCTGCAGGTGGACGGCCATGATGGTAGGTCGAGCGTGTCGAAGCTCATTTCGCCGTGTCCTTGAGTGGGATGCGTTTCATTCCTTCGCCGCCTTCATTTCTTGGACTTCACCGTCGAAAAAATCGATAATGAGATTGCAGATGGCGACCGCCGACGTTTTGAGCTGGGTTTTTTCCTCTTCGTTTTCGGACTTGACGGTGAAAACGCCACTCTCGCTATCGAAATTGAGCTTCATTTTGCGTCCTTGCTGTAGTTGGCTTTAATGTCCATGAGTTCGCCGGTGAGCAGTTTCGTGGCGAATCCGTAGACCACCTTGTCGTTGGCTTGGAACGCGGTGCGCTGCAAGGCGCTCACCGCGTCGAAGATGCCGACCAAGGCGTTTGCGATGATGATGCGCGGCTCTTCCGGCTTGGCTTCCGGCTTCTGTGCTTGGATTGCGGTGGTGGTCATGATGGGCTCCTTCTTTTCAGTGGTTTTGGTGGGGTTGGTGGTGCGGTAGCGGCCTGTTTCCGGGTCTTTGCTGATGCGGCCTTCCTTCGCGAGGGCGAGCACGTGGTTGGCTATTGTGCTTTTGCTCTTGTGGAGCGAGTCGGCGATTTTCTGGATGGTCGGCACGTGGCCATTCGCGCAGAAGTCGGCGATGGTGTCGTAGACGGCCTCCCGCATTTCGGTATGCCGATTCGTGCTGGTGGCCTGCAATTTCGGCTTCTCCGGCTCCGGCGCGGATAGCGCCTGATAGTCGGCCAGGATGTCCTCATGCGGCTTCTCCGGCTTTGGTGGCAGGTCTTGTGTGACGAGTCCGGCCTTGCGCAGGGCGCGCATTTCGTCACGGCTCAATCCAGCTTCACCAGACTCGTCGTAGATTTTCTTCAGTTCGGCGAGCTCGTCGCCCGTGTATTCGTGTTTCAACGTGTTCCTTTCCTTAAGTTTTCGATGAGCGCGTGGTTGTCGCTGATGAACTTGTCCACGTCGATTCCTTGCTGCGTGAGGGTCGGATTGTTGTCGCCGAAGCGTGCTTTCCCATCGCTTTTGACATCTGAGCGGCTTTGGACCCGTGTCACTGGAATGAACGTGCCGTTTTTCATCTCGCCACCGTCCTTCGGTATTCGTGCGCCAGAGCCCACCGTTCAGCGATTTGACGCTGGTAGCGGACTTTTCGCCTGTCCTGATGGCCTTCGGGCGGTTCCACGCCGATTTTCACGTATGGCGGGCCTTTGCCGATGCTGCGCCAGTTGGCGAGGGTGCGTGGGCTCATGCCGAGCATGGCGGCAAGTTCGGCTGGCGTGAGCAGGTCGGTCATGGCCTGCCGTCCCGAATGTCACCCATCGGGTCGATGTGGAGGCCGTCGAGCATTTCCACGGTGTCGCTGCCGCCTCCGCGTTCGAGGTGACGTTTGAGCGCCTTGTCGATGGCCTGGCATGCGGTTCTGGCGGCAAGCGCGGTTGCTTTGCCGAGTCTGTTGCCGGGCAGGGTGACGCTGATCAGGCCGCCGTCCAGCGGCATGTCAAGTGCGGCGACGAACATTGGGTCGGATCCCGGGTTATCGGGGTCGATGTCGACGCAGAGCACCCATGTTGCCATCTGTGGTTTGTTTCCGTCCATTGTTTTTCCTTTGCTTGTTTGGCGTTGTGTGCCCCGTCCTGACGAGTGGATGGGGCTGAGTGGCTGGCATCGGAGTCGGACCGATGCCGTCCTTGGATTCCGAGCGCCCCTTTGACTGTTGGAACGCGACCTGAATGTGTTCGCGGTCGGTGGCGTGGCCGACGGTGACTGGCCGTCAGGCGGATTTGAAAGGGTTTGCAAGCACCGGAGTGTCTGCGTTTTTGATAGAGAGAGAAGAGGATTGGAATCCGTGGACGGGCGAACCGTCGCCCAGCCGAAGCCACGACAGAATGGTGTATGTAAACGCCGTGGCGGATTTGTTGTTTGTCGATATTCAGTTATGGTTCCCGCCAGCCGACATGAGTGAACGTGGATGTCCGCGAAAACATCCCAGATTTGGTTTGTTTTGTTGGACTGTCGGCTGGTGGGAAGTCTTTAGTCGCGTGGCGCGAATCTGACGATCAGCCACAATGCGGTGGCGATGTACACGCCTTCCACCATGAGCGCGGCGGTGGTGCTGCCGCCATGCCATGTGAGCATGATGGTCAGGCTGGAGATGAGGCCGATGCTGACGATGGCGAAGAGGATGCGGCGGCGCGTGTAGTTCGGCTTCTGCCGGTGTTCGATATTGTTGTCCATGATGTCTTCTTGTCATTTGGAGGGAGGTGATTTTAGATGAAAACGGAGTATCGGATGGTCACGTTCCACGTCGCCAGTTCACAGCTTTTTCCTGCCGAGGTCGGTGCTGTAAGGAGCCTTACCCTTGATTTCCTTGGCTCGGCGCCTGAACTGGCCGAGCAGATGGATGGTTGGGAGCCGGTCGGCTTCCAACTTCTCCCACAAGGTGAGACGACCTTCATTGCCGTGATGCTGAAGCAGTCGCTCAATCTTTCCGATTGTTGATCATGTTCCGGGCCTGCGTGCGGAATAGTTCGCCGATTCTGTCGAGTTCCTCGGCGGTGAGTTTCGCACGCGAGTCGTTCAACGTCAGGACGAAACTTCCATCGAGGTACTGGCTCAGCAAGATGATCGTCTTGTCTACTTTCTTGTCGATCTTGAATGTGCGGGCGAGGAAGCTGTCCGGCTGGATGCGGCCGGTCGAGAAGCCTTGCTGTTCGCGAATGGTGATCGTGTCAGTCATCGTTACCGTCTCCAGTGTTCACTCGCTTTAACGGGAAGGCTTCAGGCGGGAGCGTTTCGCAGACAGTCGGCCACTTCACATACTGTCTATCGCCACCCCAGATGATGTGATTAGCCGAGTTATAACATGTGCGCGCCGACCAGTCATCATCGCAGTCCTTAAGCAGGAGCAGACCATCATTCGCGGTGGCATAGAAGCCCCGCTCCTTCGGCTCTTCGGGCAGTGGCTTCTGTTCGGCTGTCTTGTCGAGTTCCGTGAGTTGGTTGAGCAGGTGGTTGGTTTTCTCTTCGTCGTGGTCCTTGCATGCCGTGATGAGGTCTTCGATGATTTTTTCTCGCTGTTGGAAGATGTTCATTTCTTGTCCTTCTTCTGGTTGAGTTCTTTGAGTGTTCGTCCGATTTCGCGGCGGAGGTTCATGAGGTCGGTTTTGTTGAGCATGTGTTCCTGGTATCCGTCTGCCATGTCGAATCTGAGTCCGATGAGGCAGCTGTGGTCGCTGCTGTGCGTGCCGTCCTCGATGATTCGCAGTTCGAATGATTGGCTCATCGCATGTTTCCCAAGTCGTCGTTGAGGCTGTAGGCGAAGTTGTCGAGGGTGCTTTCAGGGATGTCCGCAAGGACTTCCTCGCCGTCCGCGTGGAGCTTGATGAGTTGGCCGCTCTTGTCTTCCTGGATGCGGATGGCGTAGCCGGTGGTGCCGATGAGTTCGATTCGTGGTTTCATGGTTTTCCTTGATTCCGGCGGTTTTGGCGGGTTGAGTAGTTGGCTGGTCATTTCTGCGCTTCCTCGACGATCGTGTCGATGATGACGTCCACGAGGTCGGTCACGTCGATGTCTATCGGTCCGGTGATGTGGCCGAGGAATCGGCTAGCGTCGATTTCATTCCACTGTCCCGCGTATTGCGGGCGAATCATGTCGCCATGCTCGGCGAATTCGTCGAAGACGGCTTCCACGCAGGCTTTGCGCAGGTCTCGGTTGTAGGTCTTGCTGTCCATCGGACGCTCCTTTGGTTGTGGATTTCAGGCTTTGAATTGTTTGATGCTGTCGATCGGCTGGAGCAGCACTGCCGTGAATTGGAAGAGGGTCATTCCAAACATGTCGGCGATTTTTTCCAGATCACTTACGGTGAAGTCTTTTTTGCCGGTGAGTTTCTTGTTCGCCAGCGGCCTTTCGCATCCAATCGCTTTGGCTATGTCTTCTTGCGTCATGCCCCTTCGAGCCATCTCCCCTCGGATATTGGCTCTCATGAGTTCCGTTTCGCTTGTCACCCAACCTCCTTTCTCGTTTCGTTGCTGATTACAGATAGTACTTATTTGGATACTCTTACGAGAGTACTTAATTGATTACTTTACAAAAAGTACACAATTGGGTATCATGGAGCCATGGGAACAAGAGCTAACACTGACGTTACCGCCGGAGCGCGGAGCGTCATGGAATACTGCAAAGCACTGCAATCCAGGAGCGGTATGACCGCTACGGATTTCGCCGCGAAATGTGGATTCAGCCGCAACTATTGGTTCGTCCGTGCCCGGTTCGACGCGCCCTTGACGGTATCGGACTGCGAGCGAATCGCCAAGACATGCGGGATGACATTGCGTCAGCTATTCGCAAACGCGCTGGCAGCACAGGAAGAAAAAAGAACCGCCGAAACCCTCAACAAGCTGCAGAGGGGCGACGTGGCCCTTGCGGCGTATCGGGCCGCTGGCAAGCAGGAGGCCATCAATGGAGAGGCTGGGCCGGATTACGACGAGCCTGCCTGACCTGCCGATCGACCGGCGCATGACCTACGGTGCCATGCGCCGCGCCATTGTCGGACTGCCGGTCACCGTGTCCAGCGCCATCCTGCCGAACGGACTATGGGGCTGCTACGACAATGAAAACCGCGTCATCCTGATTGATCGTCGGCTCACGTACGCGGCGAAACGCTGCACGTTGGTGCACGAGCTGTTGCATTGGCGGCATGGCGACACCGGCTGTTCGAACGATAGTTCGAAATTAGAGCGGCGGGCGAGACGCGAAACCGCCTTGACGCTGATAGACCCACTCCGCTACGGCATGCTGGAACAAATGTACGAAGGGAATTCGTGGAACATCTCCCAGGAACTGGAGGTGACCCAGCAGGTGCTCGGAGACTTCCGACTGGCAATGTCTGAGCGAGTCTGCATCATTTGAGCAATAGAATCAAGGAGAAAAGAAGAAGGGAGCAATCATGGCGAAGAGACCACAGCCAGCACCGGACGCGATCTACGAGTGCGAAAGGCTTGACGACCCGCTGTTTATGGGCATCCGCCTGTATGCCAATCGCCTGGAATTGGATGTCTGCACGACGTACCTGCACCGGTATAAGAAGACCGAAGCATACCAGGTAAGCGACCTGCAGGGCGTGGTGTTGAAGAAGCGCACGGTCACATGGAAATACAGTGCGTTGCGATCACTGCCACTGAAATTCAAAAAAGCCGAGGACGCGCAGGAATTCTACAATGCCGTGAACAGCCTCTAAAAGCATTAAGCCCCACAATCTGTGGGGCTTTTATATTGTCTTATAAGTCTTTATAAAGCTTATATTTGCTTCAGGCGCTCGAATACCTGTGCCGTCTGTGCGGCATCGTCGGCGGCTCTATGACGCTCCGTCTTGGCGATGCCGAAATAGCGGATGAGGTCGAGCAGCCTATGGCGGCCAAGCTGCGGCAAGAGTGTCTGAGAGATTTCCAGAGTGTCGTAGAAGCTGACGTCCGGCATGCCGACGCCCGCTCTTTCGGCTTCGCGGGCGATGACCGGCAGGTCGAAGCGGCGAATATTGTGTCCTATCCACGTATCATGCCCGCAGAAAGCGTAGAACTTGGGTAGCGCTTTGTCGATGGTGGGTTTGCCTTTGACGTCCCGGTCGGTGATGCCGGTGATCTGCGTGACCTTGGCCGGTATCGGATTCTGCGGGTTGACGAGCTGGCTGAATGACGCGACCTTGCGTCCGTGCCTGATTCTCACGGCTCCCAATTCAATGATTCGAGCGTCACGACCTAGGCCGGTGGTCTCAATATCCACAGCCACGTAATCGTCCTCCACGCCACTATTCGCATTGACGTGGGTGATTGGTGCCGTTTCCTCTGTTGGAGCGTCTGAGGTGGCTTCCGGCGATGATTCAGGCGCATTCGTCGCTTGATGCTTATGGCGTGGCTCAGGCTTGAAGAAGAGATGCCAGAAGAACCATGCGAGGAATGCGAGGAGCAGAACCGTCATGATGCTTGTGGCCAGATCGTACTTCGGCGTGGTGATGGTGTCGTATATGCCGTAGATACCGGAGATTCCGCACAGCACGGATAGCACGAGGTAAATCAGTTTCTTCATTTTTCCCCTTCCTTCTCCTTGCTTCAAGCTACCGCAGATGGGGATTGGACGTGCCGATTCTTTCTTCCTTCGGCGCATTGGCGCTCTTGTAAAAAAATATATAAACACATGTATTACATGTATATAGTATATTTAAATACCCCTATGAGTTTTAAAAGAATATATCTCTGTGAGTGTGTTTAATACACCTCTTGTGGTACAGTATTTCACATAAGGAAAAGCCCTTGGCGTGAGGTTTGAAGAGCACGCCAAGGGCAGGAAACGGACTAGCGTCTCCACGTAAGATTTTACCTCTAGGCGTGGAGAGGAAAGCGATGGAAAAGATGGGATACCGCAACGCTGGAGCAGTCTACGAGCTCAGCCGCGCAGGAAAACTGCTCAAGCCGCGAGGCGGCAAGATCACGGTGCACACGATGGCGGAACTCATGCTCATCGACATGGCGCTCTCAAGCTACGACTGGGACAGAGAACACCAAGAGCCAATCCGCGACGCGAAGGCCAAGGGCTATCCATGCCGCTACTACACGAAGGGCTGGAAGACGCTTGCCGAAGACCACGGAATGATGGCACTCTCCCCCGAGCAAGTCATCGGCAAGTCGGAAGAAGAGGTGGAGGCCGCGATGAAAGCACGTGAGGGCACCGCCAAGGTCCGAATCGTCCAAGCATGGAAATTCCTCCGCGACCAAGGACTCATCAAATGCCTACAGCCCGCCACCCTCGGAAAGAACGCCGGATACTTGTTGCTGCTTGGCGGCGACGAGGAGAATCGTGCGGTGGAACGGTGGGCGCGCCAATGCCTCAACCTGCCGATGGTCTGGTGATTCCGTGCCCACATTTTGCCCACGTTTTCGAGAGAAATGACGTGATTTGGAGTGAATTGGAGTGAATTAGGAAAGTCTGAAAACCGTTGGAGAATAAAGGAAAACCGCCATCTCTGGCGGTTTCCAAAAGTGCCTCCAGCGGGACTCGAACCCGCAATCCGAAGAGGTCGATTTTAAGTCGACTGCGTATACCGATTTCGCCATGGAGGCTTTGCGCCGG